CGTCGTGATCTGCTTCATCCCATAGCATTGAGTCATCACAGTTCAGAATGTCGACAATGTACTTTGCTTCTTGCTCTGTTGTTTCTTTGGTGTTGTAGATGAACACCGTTCTTTTTGTTTTCATAAAGTATTTATTTGATTTAGTTATTATGTGTTTTGCAAATATATTAACATTTTTGGAATTATTGCAATACGCCTTTGTGCGTATTAATCTGCCCATATCCAAAAACCAATCATTCTATTGTTAAATTACTGTCCTGTAGTTCCTGTCGGATGTACTCTCTTATCCTGTAGCATACGTCCATTTCTTCTGGAGTGGCTTCTCCTGATCCTTCGATGGCGGCTCCGTATTTATGCACGCTGCGAAGCTTCTGGTCGAGTTCCCAGAGGAGCATTTTATATTTAATCCCATCGAGGGCAGTACGGAGTTCATCCGCCTCTTCTACCCGGTCAAATTCTATTGTTACCTTGCTCATAGCTTGTAGTTTTTATGACATAATGAAGGTAGTGAGGAATATGTTGGTGAGGGCGATCATTATAAGTTACCCAAAAACCGATTATCTCAATATCTTTTTCATTACATGACTTTATAAATTGTTCATGCTCTGCCATTTCTTGAGTTCCAGTATGGAATTTAATATGCTGAATTTTTGTTTCCTTCATAGCTTTTCTATTTCTTGTTTTACTTCTTGCCAATAGTAGAAAAATTCAACACCCGACATTCTTGTATTAATAATCTCATCTACTGCAATTAAAGCGCAATGCTTCGCATCGTCTTTTGCCTCCTCATCGTAAAGCAGTCCTGCTCGAAGATAGATCCAATACTTGTCGACTAGTTCCTTAGCCTTTAATTTAGGTGTCATGATTACTCAAATGTATTCGTGTAGTATTCCTCAAATTGCTTCTCGAAGATTTCTCTCAGGCGAGGGACTTTAGTCACATGAGCAAGATACAAATCCTTCATCTCCTGCTTGTGTATTTCCCTTACCTCCTTGAGTAATGCATTCCACTCCCACTTATCTCTTGGACATTCCCATAGTATTTCGAAGAGGACATCTACAGAGGTTTGCTTCTTGTTACTCATTGTTACCTCCATTGATTTTATCTCTTACCCATTTAGCATTACTAATAAAACACTTCCTAAATATTTCAAACTCTGTAGGGTATTTTTCTTTTGGGAATAATCTTTCAGCCGTTTCTTTAAGTTTTTTATTCATATGGTTTTCAGCAGCTTCTTCAAGTGTTTCTTTCATATCTGCTCAATTTTAATTGTCCCTAAAGTTCCACTTGCCAAGGCAGGAGAGGAATAGACGTTATCCCAGTCATTGTCTTTTGCAAGTTGATACAATATCGTTCTGGTAATTTGATAGGTGTTTCCGATAAACTCGGTGCTGTTGTATCCAAAACTTTCGTTGTCTACAAAGTCAGGGAGAAGAACTCGTTTAGCCTGTTTTAGTAATTCCTCAGCTTCATCACGTCTTTTCATCTGCTCATCAAATGGCAAGCCTCTCAACATTTCTTCAATGGTGCTTCTTAACTGCCATTGTCCAGCAGCAAAACGAGACACATCATCCATGCAATCTGAGATCAATCTCATTTGCTCTTCTGATAGTTCAATTGTGTATCTTTTGCTCATTGTCTTTAGTTTTAAGTTTGCAAGGGAGACAGGTTATAACCCTGCACGACAACACTCACTGGAAAGGCTATAACAGGTGTTCCTGCTTATACCTTAGGTAATCCTATTATGTGTTATCTATCTTACCTCCTTAGCGTCTTTATTCCGCCACTCCCCTATGTGCCTTTTTAAACGACATCGGGAAGGCTAACCCTATCTCCTATACGATGAGAACAGTTACTTGAGCTTGTGTCAGAGGCTTACTGTGTTTTACGATCTCCTGGCCAACGGAGCTATTATTTTTCTTTCTTATTCATTTGAGAGAGTACCCACGTCAAGACCTCTAACTTTAAATCATCAGATAGATCCTCGCTAAAGGTTTTGCGGAGCATACGCTCATACACCAACTGCTTCACTATCTTCATCTAGTGGGATTTCTTCTATTGCATTAGAAAACGCTACAGACTCTTGTTGAAACTCAGGATCTTCTCTCATTTTGTCAAAAGCCTCATTTGAACGAGAGGCTAATTCTTGAGTCAATCCTGTGAACGACTCAATAATTTCTTCGTTAGTTAGCTCCATGTTGAGTGCCAACAGCTCGGTTAATAATGTGTGGCAAGAGGCGGTAAAATCGTGTACCGTCTGGTTAGTTACTCTTAATTTTTGCATTGTGTGTTATATATTTCACAAATGTACAAAATATTAAAAACAATATGCAAAATAAGTTATTAACAATGTTGTTAAATGTTTGAAGGTAGTTTGTACTCCTCTCCAGAATCTTTAGCCTTTTGGTAATCTTTAACAATATCGCATAGCTTTACTTTTTCTCCGATCTTGGAGCATCCGAGCTGGTGAGCGTTATAATATCCACACTCAGGACATTTATATTTTTTTGTTTTCATGAATGCAATATAATAAGATTTTGTATATCTTTGTGTCTATAATTAATTAAACAAACTAAAAAAAAAAATCATGGCAACAACAAGACGCATGTCTTTAAACACTGGAACTCCACCAGAAAGGAAACCAAAAGTTCCAAAAGCTCCAAAAGAAAAAGGTTATCAAGTTCCTGCAAAATACAACAGAAACGGAACGGAATACGGAGCTAAACGTAGAGGCAACATACAACAATTTGATCGTTCAAATGATGCGCGAGATCAAAAATTTGTAACTGAAGTCCCAATTAAAGGTTCATATAACGCAAGCGGATTTCCTTCAATGCAAAAAGTAAAAACAAGATTGGGCGGAAGTGATTATCCCGAAATTATACAGAAAACCGAGGGTCAATATGATTTATCTAAAAGTAAAGCTCATAATCAAGGAGTGGCACAACAAGTTTCAGCAGCCCGTCAGGCAGGAGAAGATGAGAAAATGGATAAAGTTAGAAAACTTTACTCAAAAGGTTATCAAACAACTAGTGGAGGAAAAGCTAGAGGTACTGGTACTTATTTAAAATATACTAGTGAAAACAAACTTTCTCCTACTGGTAAAAAATCTGAATTTGATATAAAGAATGATCGTGAATACGCTGCAAATAAAAGATTTTCAAAGAAAATACCTAAAAATGAAAGAACTACCCTTAAAGGGGTAGGAGATAAAAGAAATACACGCAATGAAGAACAGGCTGTTTATAGAAAAAATTTACTTGGAAGAAATGTTACAGTAACAAAGAATGCTCAATTCGGTGCTGTAACAAAAGGTTCGGGGACTAAATCTAAGCAAATTGGAGATAAGATTATTACTAGAACAAGATCAGTTACAGACAGTGGTGGAATTCCGTTTTTGCTTGGTAAAAACGCTAGAAAATATGGGAAGAGAGCTAAACAAGTTGATCGTGTAGGTACTAGTACTAAAAAAGGATTTGCAGCTTCTGGAGATACAAGAGGTGTTGTGACTAATTCGAGATTAGGATATACTGGAACATCGGAAGACGTTAAAACTAAAAAATTCGCTTCACACAGACGTGTTGGTAAACGATAAAAAATAAAAAGATGGCAAAGCTACAAACAGCAACCTCTTTTAAAAAGAAACCTAAAGTAAGAAGACCTGGCGTTCATTCGAAAACCAAGTCTTCTTGCTCTAAGTGTTCTCGTAATTATATTAAACTATCTAAAGGACAAGGGTAATGAAAGGAAGAGAAAAAACTATTAATTACTCTGTATCTTCAGAAGGTAATGTTTCAAGAGTAAAAAATGTTGTGAGAAACGGTAAGCTGGTTAAAAATGTAACCAAAACTTACGGTGATTCTGGCAATAGAAAAACTGTTGAGCGTTCTAGATTAGTTGGAGATAAGTCTATCTCTTTTGGAAGAACTTCTTTTACTAATCCTGATGGAAAAAAAACTAAGATTAAAACCGCTGCTGTTATTAGCCCTTCTAGATCTATCTCTGTAGGAGTTAAAAACACAGGTGGAGTAAAAGAGAATTTTGTTAAGAGAACAAATAATAGCAACAACTCTCAATTGCTTAGAACAAAATCAGGATCAGACAAACCTATTTATAAAGTTTCTGGAGCTACCAGTAAAACATCTATCGGAGCAACTCCTAATGCAAGATATGCCAGACAGATGTTCAAGGCGGACGAATCTATAAGCAAAAGAAAGAAGTAATAATTAAAAAACAAATGTTAAAACGAAAGGATGGAAGTGTATCTCAAAGAGGACTTTGGGATAACATTCGCGCCAACAAGGGGTCTGGGAAAAAACCTACTGCCGCCATGTTAAAACAGGAGAGTAAAATTAAAAAGAAAAAGTAATGGCAACTGCTGCATGGACTCGAAAGGAAGGTAAGAGTGCTACAGGAGGACTCAACAAGAAAGGTGTTGCCTCGTATAGAAAAGCAAACCCAGGATCTAAGTTGCAAACTGCTGTAACTAAGAAACCTTCTGAGATAAAAAAGGGTAGCAAAGACGACAAGAGACGCAAATCATTCTGTGCAAGAATGTCCGGCATGCCTGGTCCAATGAAGGACGAGAAAGGTCGGCCAACAAGAAAAGCATTATCACTAAAGAAGTGGAATTGCTAATCAACAATTGGCCTAAGTATATAACGAATAAGTCTTCGCAAATTTTTAGCGTCACGATATGACAGGGGGATTAACTGTCTCCCTTTTTCATTTGTAATAGCTATGTCTACACCGGCTCCACTAGCCCATTCAGAGACTTCTAGTAATTTACTTTCTTCTTTATCGTGGAAGTAAGCTACTTTAATTTTTTTTGTGTGCATTTTCTTTTATATTATAGTAATAACAATCTGAGTCTTCAGAAACCCATTTATCAGAAAGAGTCTCTACGCAGTGTAAGTCTGTATCAACTTTAAATGTTGATGGCTCCATTGGGAATTCTTTTGTGATCCAGTTAGAATCTTTCCAGTATATTCTATTATTAGGCTGACAAAGTAAATAACCATCATCGGCAATAAGTATATGTCCTGCTTTGTAATCGCTAGGCTCATCGCTATATGGATTTCTATACCAATCAACTGTCATAAGATAAGTTGCCCAAATTAATGTGCTATCTCTCAGAACTACTTGACATCTCTTCTCGTACAAATAGTCGTAAGTTATGACAGAGACATTTTCTGAGAAACAATCCCACAGCTGTTTAAAATGAAATGGAACGTCATTAGTTGGTTCGTGCATGTATATTTCAGAGATAGGCACTCTTGATCTCATCATACCGTAATCTGTCATAACGTGAAAGGTAAGTATTTTACCAGCGCAAGATTGTACCGCAAATGCATAAGTCTTGTGGTAAGTATTTGAATCCTTCTCTCTTTTTGTGAAGTGAGATGCTTTTACATAACACTTGAACAATTCAATGTTCTCATTTAGTTTTGCCATTTTCTTTAAATTTTAATAGTTGATGTTGGTCTAATACATACGAGTCTCCTGTTCCCATGTTACGAATATTCTCTTCTTTTTTTATATCCTCCGAGCGAGCGTATCCAGCAAAGCGAATTGTGTAGTCATCCTCTACTATGGCAAGGATATACATATCCATCGGCTGAGGATTTAACTTGACAATCATGCGGCCATTTGGTAGGCGAGTGCTTTTGATGTCTATTGTCAAATCTTTATATATACAATCAGGTTGACCTGCTGTATCGTCTCCAAAGGATAAACTAAAATGTATGTTGTGCCACTTACAAAAAGCATACTCTGAGAGACACCCATCAAAGTCTATTTCAAAACCAGATTTGTCTGAGGCAAACTTTTGGTCTACGACATTTTTCTTCCTACTAAAAAAAGATCTTGTCGATGCAAATGTTCTAAGAAAATGTACTTCAGATTCGTTTAGCGTAATGGTCATGAGGCAAAACCATTTTTATTGTCATCACCATTATTTAAGTATGATATAATCACTACTATTACAGAAATGATTATAGATGTTAACAACCAATTGTTCATAATAAAATTTTATTTTAGTTAAGTTCTTCTTCTGTAGGATCTGTTGTGGTTCCTACTGTGTTATAATCAACACCTGATTCCTGGCACTGTTTTATTAGCAAATAGTCAACACTTTCTACCTCCGTTGAGGTGAGATCGTGAATGCGATTATC